ACCTTCACCAATCCAATTACGTTCTATTTCTTGCCATGGCTGACCAATATCCCCAATTAACTTATCATTCTCTAATTGGTAATACCCAAACGCCGTAATAGAATCATCAAAGGTTGCCCAAGAATTATTTACATAGTTATAAAGTAATATTTTATTAGGAAACGTCTCACTGCTTTCTTGAGATCTATCAACATCAACATATGACCATAGCACCGTTTCAGTAAAATAATCCCTTATACCTGCTACCCGTTCTGGGCCACCGAGTTTATTCTGTATTGCATAAATCTCATTAGGAATAATACCGTCTATACGTTCTACGTTTACCCCATTACACGAATGCACGCCACTTGATCCAAATCCGAGCACCTCTCTATCAAATGATATAAGAGAATTAGATGACTCTACCCCTAAGTTAGAATCAAGTTCCTGAAACACAAACGGTAATACTTGGTTATTGGTATACACGAGCTCATATGTTGATCTTTCAAAGAAGACAATCAATCGATCCCGTATAATCTTTGCTCCTATAATCGCTTCTTTGGTAGGTGCTTCTATATAACCACCCTTACCTTTTATATCAGTACGCCATGCATTATCAGCATTGAATGGAGATCCGTTTTGTGAAAAACGTACACGGTTACGGTAGACGTTATTAGTCCCCGTTAACTCGGTCGTATTCATCAACAAGAGTCTATCTTTAAATGGAATCACAATCTTTGCGGTTACTATATCGTCATTAGCACCAGCACCGTACTTAGGTTTAAATTGAGTCCAATTAGTCCCGTCATAATATTGTACTTGGTCAGCAACTACGCCATTAACTACAAATAAATTATAATCATATGACTGTGTTCCACGCCAGTTAGCAGTAGAAAAGAAATCACTATTAGTGCCACTCCATAAGCCACTTCCCGCAGCGGGAGGAAGTGGACCGAGAATATTCCATCCTGATGCAAACAGAAAGGTATACGCAAACTGCGTATCAAATGCTACCGTTGTCTCATCATTAATATCAGTCTGTTCATAATCAGAAAAATGCATAACCGGCTCAGAAGGATACCAAAAGACAGTAGTTGAAGGATTTTCATTATTACCCGTAATTGTTAATGATTTAGTAACCGTATTATAGTCTGCTGTAGCTGTACCAGTAGTATACGTTGCACCATTAGCTTGATAGACGGTAAAATACGTATCTCCTACTGAAAACATTTCCCCTATCTTACCTGGTGTAGCCCCTGGCATCACTGCAGCACCAAAGTTGCCAGTTCCCGCAGCAGTTGTGCCTACGTTTATCCGTAATCGGGTAAATAATTGGTATTGTACTGGGTCAACCGCTGTGTTCATTAATTGAGCACCCATACGCTTCTTTACCCTGCCACGCCATACAAACACATTATTTAAACCTTCAAAGGCATCCTCTAATGCAAGCCAAGGCTTTACGTCACGTTGTAAACCAGTAGTAAACGGCGCACCAATTAAGAACTTATTTGCCATCAGGTCACCGGTCCTTTCCCTATCGCAAAAACATTAACATTAAATGCACCTCTATCTGTACCCGGAGTGCTGGGTAAGTTCCTACGCCAAAGCCTCAGGTTAACGGTCTCTGCTACTGATGTTACGGTCCATGAATCTACATTTATTATAACGTTTGCGTCGACGCCTTCATTTCGTGCCGGCGATGCAAACACTGCATAGATATCAGTAAATTGTACTTGCCGTGGCGATCTATCAAAAATAAATGCAAACGTGCCTTCATTAGTATTAATAGCCTCAAATGATTGCCATTTGATAAGAATACCGGATGGTAATAATGACCAGCCTGCATTAGTAAGATCATCTTCTACCTGATAGGCAAAGAAGTTAAACTGGGATATAACTCCGTCAGACCCACGTTTTATTGCTAATGTTCTGAAACCTTGTTGACTATTAAGTGTGTTCGCTCGACAATATAAGGCTATATCCGATGTTCCTATAGTAGGCGCTTCATCAAGAGGATAGAGTGTTATCTTTTTATGGTTTCCCTGTTGGGCATTACCAAAAGTATAATGATCAAAGTCCCACGCAGTTTTATATTGCTCAAAGTTACCCTGAACATCTACTTGTCCCTGCTGATAAGATATACGTGAACTTGGTTTCGATGGTTGATATGCCATAATTAAGCCCCTACCCCTAGTAAAATAAAATTAACTGTTAACGGTAAAATAGTATTACTAACAGCCTGCGCAAAGGCTGAACGTTTATAGAGTACGTATCTTATAACCGGTTTATCTTCATCATTAATAATGAAATTACGCATACTCACAAAGGCATCAATCGGGGTTGTAGCTGTTGCTCCGGTGCGTAATTGAACATCAGCAAATAATATGCTAAGTAATGATGGTCTCGTTGCGAGTGTAGTGTCTATTGTTATCGAGTTACCAATTCCATTTGTAGTAATATTACCAATTCCCCAATAAACAATTAATCCTGATGGTAAAATCGCAAAACCAAGCGGAGCTCCAAAACCCGCTGAGGTTATATCCTCATTAGCAGGATCTAATTGCGGAGAGTGCATATGAAGCTCAGACTGAGTTGCATCACCAAGTGCAGAAGCTTGCGCAAATAATCCTTGAGATGCTGGCGGAAACATATCAGGATCAAATACCTGTTGTCCAAGAATAACATTTGCATGTTTACCTTCATTACCAAGCTGCCCCGTTAATGCAGCATGATTAATATCAAATACCGTTTTAATCTGTGAAAAATTCTCTTGAATGTTCGGTACATCATCTTTTACTGGTGTACCCGGTGCGGGTATATTAGGATCATATGCCATTATACACCTGGTCCTTTCCCTATGGCTAATATATGAGCTCTATATGCGCTTGCTATGCCTGGCATAGCGGCATTAGTAGTTCGTTGCCATGTTACAAACTTAACTGTTGTGGTAGTTAATACATCAGTATACGCATAACCATCGATATCAGTTCCCCCTGCTCCAGCTGGGGAAGAAAGATAGACATATGCCTGATAAATTTCTGAGAATGCAGGGAAATTGGCTGCATTATTCCAGGTAAAGGTCTGCTCACCTGCTGCTGCTGCTGCTACGACCATCCCAAACTTCCACTTAAAAAGGATCCCTGAAGGTAACTGAAACCATCCTTCATCACCGGTTTGTGCAGAAGTGAATTCATTAATATCGCCATCAGATAATCGCCGAAAGCATAATTCAACTGCGTTAAGTGCGCCGTATACGCCTGCTCTGCCAAATAAAGCACTCTGAGTAGCTGAAGTAGTTGGTGGTCCTCCCTGTGGCGTAAAAGAAAGAAATGAATGCCCAGGTTCTTCTTCGTTTATTGGTCTATGATTAACATCCCATGCGGTATTTAATGCAGCAAAGTTCTGCTGTGTAAATATACGTGCATTATCTTCAGTATCACCAGCAACTGGTTTTGTACTTATATATGCCATTAATAGCCTCTCCACCAATTATTATCGCCCCACATCTGAACCTTAGACTCAGCCTGTTCTGCGTAAATAGTAAATGAACGTTCGGTGCCCTGTTGTCGTACCGTTCTATTCAGAACCAATTCCTCCTGATTCATAAATTCAGGTCGTAGTTCTTCTGCAGTTATATTATCTAATCTATCTTGTAATACCTTAATAGCAGCACCGTAGGCAATATATTGCCACCATTGTTCTAATTCTGGTGTCGCATTTGGGTTAACCGGTGCAGTAGCTAAAGCAGATGGTCGTTTTTGTACCGCAAAACGAATATCATAGGGTCTATCTGGAATGGGACGTAAGATAAACTGATTCTGATAATACAATAACGATAACGGGATACCGCTTACATACGGGTAGTACTGTATCTGTACTTCAGAACCTGCTTTAGGTGCACTATCTAACGTCACATCTATAGCCCCAGTCAGATAATTAATACTTCCGACAAGGCCTACCTGTGTTTCTACATCTACCCAAGTACCATTCTCGGTATCAACTGGTACATCCTGCGCTGCTACCTTCTCGTTAGAAGTCCCTATAGCAGAAACAAGCACGGTTCCCTGCTCAATAGGCCTATCATCAAGAGTTTTTGTAAACTGCGTCTTCACGCCATCACCGGTTCCTAACTGTACCTGAAAACGGTTACGTGGCCATGCAGACCAGAAGAGTGATTCATTCTGGAAGAACTGTAGCGGCTGCCCTGCTACATACATAGGCGAATCGAGTAATACATAATTCTGATCAAAGTTAACCAATGCGTTAACAAGTGCCGTATCATCAAGGTCATATGTACCGATATTTGGATTACATACCCATGAAAATTGTTGATTTAATATCTTCAGTTTGAGCCGTGACGGCATGTCGTAGAGAACAAAATCATCTACATACTCATATATTTGGTCATCAGTAATCGAGCTATCGTCTAATGACTTGGTAAGTCTCCGTATTTTTATAGCTATTTTCTCTAACGTAGCTGCCATTACCCACGCTCCTTCACATTTTTAAATGGTTCTAAATCTTGACCTGGTACTTGGCCGATAAGAGCTACCTGACCACAGGTATTGGGATCGGCTGGATCTACAAAAACATCAAAATTAGTAGAATCTATAGGGATAGTGAACGTATCATCACCAGTTACCGTAATAGCAGCTTGTGCATTATTCAACTGAGGCATATTACATTCACGTGGCAAGAATACCTGTACCATTAAGCCTGTTACGTACCCATGATCAACGCTTGTAGTAATAGTGGTAGGATTACCACGATCTATCGCAGTTATAAACATGCGTTGTGGCTTAAAAAACGGATCCGGATCTATGTAACAGATTGCCATATTCTATCCCATGTCTTATATAGCAGTTGATATAATACAATCAGTTTTAGCTAAAAACTCTGCACGCTCATACTCTTCATCAGTAATATAATCATAAATATCAATAGAATAACGCTGCTCCAGTTTCCCTTGATGCAATACCTGTTGCCCATCAATCGTCTCCATCTTGATATCACCACGATAATACTGCTGCTGTAAAAGAATAAGTACGGCACCAAGCGGTAAGGTATAGCGTTCGCCATCCTTCAATTCCCAACTTCTTAATGCATCACCTTTAAACTCCTGCCATACAAACGGCATTGATTGCCCTGGGTTCTCAGTATACGTAAATCGTATTCTGATAGGTTTATGATATCGTTCACGACGCTCTTCAATCCAAGATTTCTTTTCTATTACCGGAATATCTTTTGCTAAAGCTTCTACATTCGCGGAATCTTTAACCTTCTCAGGTACTGCTTGAGTAGTAGTCATAGTGGGATTACTTTCTTTTGTTTCCGTGTTCTCACTCTTCTTTTTAGTCATCATTACTCCTAAAAGAGAAGGAGGGACCTCCCTCCTTCATTAAATACTCGTGTCTTATTCGTTATCTACGCTGAATGATTTATATGCAACCCAATAGATTACATCACCATCATCACCTGCTGGCCCTGTAGCACCACCAAATAACTTAATACCAATGTGTCCATCATTGTATACAGTACCTGCATCATCACTTAAGCTATTATCGCGTGCATATGCAGTATCTTCACCATACGGTGACATGATAGCTGGTGAGAATGGAACTTTAGCTGCTGCTGGGAATGCAAACGCACTAAATGCTGAAGAATCAATATCAACCGTTACGGTATTACCAGTAGCTAATGTTTCATCAATTGCAGTAATAGTACCTACGAGCCCATCAAGCTGAGTCATCCCATACTCTACCGGTACGGAGAAGATAACTTTTTGGCCCTTTGTATACCCATGCTTTACTGAGAGGGTTACTTTAGTTGACCCAGCAACGCCATCTACATCTCCTGGACGTAAAGCTTTAGTTACATACCTGAAACGTGGATAGAACTGATGATCAAAGTTAACTTTAGCCCATGCTGCTGTGGTACCTGCCACTGCTAGTTCTGACATGTAATCAAGTGAGAACGTAGTACCACTTAACGTATTATGACCTACAGTAAAATCAAGGCCATTCAACTGAGGAGCGCCAGTAACGCTAAAGATACGTACTACATCGCCAGCAATAAGGTCATTATCACCATCATTAGTAGCTACTGGAATAGCTGCAGTTGAAACAGCAGTAATCTCATTAGCACCACCAACAGCTTGGAGAACACCTAACCGTTCACCTGAACTATCGATTAATGAGAAACCATTAGTGGCAATAACATCAAATGATACGGGGTCATTAGCTACTGCGCCGAGCTTAACCCATTTAAATGCAGATGCATCAGCAAGACCACGTTGCCATTCAAACTTGAACGCTAAATCAGCTGCATCCTGAGCACCGGCTGTATAGTTAATAACTTCAATACGATCTACATCTTGTCTTAGTCTTAAGACTTTAGAGTTACCATCAGAGGTAAATCTACCTTGTGCAATTATGCTTGGATTCAAACTCATTATATCTCCTTAAGCGTTAAGCAATGTTGAACGAAGGTTTACAATCCACTTACTGTTTACGATTCGTCCAGCAAATGAAAACTTATACGCTAATGAAGCATTTTGGTTGTATGGATCAACTGGTTCTTTATAGATCAACTGTTTATCATAGGTATCCTGATTAACGCATTTATATGCTTCCATACCAGTAATAAAGTTGTTATAAAGATCAGTGTTCTGTAAACCACCACCATTGGTTACTTTTGAACCTAATGCTGATAGCAAGAAGCGTACTTGTTCAACTGCACCGTACTCTGCTTCCATTTTAGGATACCCAGACCCGTATTCAATTGGACGTTTAAACTTAGGTATAGATGCAAGATCGTTACCTAAGTTAACGTGTCCCATTGCGATATATGCATTAGGAACCGGTCCTGTACCAAAACGATCTGAGGCATTAACAGAAGACATTAACGTACGCGCACTGTTACGCTGTAAAAGCGTTGTTATTTTTAGAATATCAGCACGAGTAATCTCTGTTGGTACGTTTCCGTTTACCCCTTCAGTACAGTTTAGTACTAATGACGCAGACTCTAATACTTTACGGATCAACACATCTTCAGTTTCACGCATGTTTACACCTAATACTTTAACATATTCGTTAAGTATCGGTGCATCAGCTTGTAACGGAACCTGTTCGTTCACTACTAAATGGTTACCGTAGTATTGCATACGTGCTTTAATATCAACACGTTGTGTAGTTGCCCCTGCTGGAGTAACACCGGTATTTCCAAGTGGTACAGTTGCAAGGCCAAGTTTATTTAAACGTGAGAACACAACCGTGTCACCCTGTGCGGGCATTTTTACTTTATCAGCCGCTGCGCCGTGTATTAAATACGGTTCTTCAATAGAAAGAAAACGCTTATTTAATACATCACGGACTGCAGGCGGCATTATACTAGTGGTATTAATTGCCATAATTGCTTCCTTAATGATTATTTTTATATTCACTAAGTAGCATGGACGAGATGCTTCTTACTCTATTTAAACGTCCTTTTTTTGCTCTGGATGAGCATGGCTCGGTGAACACCTAAAAACACCGATACGGGACTGAGTGAAGTTCCCAAGTTAACACTCTCTTTATTTGTACCCAATCAACACAATAAAGGCAATAGTTAGTAGCCTCTGATTATACGTTCCAGTTCTTCTCGGTTTCTTTTTTTATCGTCCGGGGTAAGCATTCCACGATTCAAATTAGATACCTGAGCCATAGCAGAAGGCTGTTTTGGCTTCTCGCTATTCTCTTCAATGCGTCGTTTATTTTCTTCATACTCACTTGGATTACCGTAACCATAACGCTTGAGGGTGTCATACGTTGCCTCACTTACCGCTTCAAGGTCACCGGTCTGGAGCATAGAACGTAAATACCGTGCCTTCCCGGGATTATCCGCCCATAGTTTATTCAGGTTCTCGTTGTTTACTACCTTATCAAAATCAGTATATCTCTCACGCATCTCACGCTCTACCTTGAGTGCATACTCTTCTAATTGTTTACGTCTTTGTTCTTCTTCGTATTTATTAATCTTCTTCTCAATACGCTTTAGGTCTCTACGCTCTACAAGATCAAGGTCGTCATCACTTACATCTCTTTCTTCACGTGAGCTTGGGGTAGAATATGAATCATTAGATGAGTATTGCTGTTCTAATTGCGCAAGGCGTTCTCTATAACGTCTATTTTGTTCTTCAAGCTCTTGAGCCTTGCTCCTTAAAGAGGCGAAATTGGGATGATCCTTTTTCTCTTCTTGTTCAGGTGTTTCTTCTGATTGCTCTTCTACTTCTGGGGTTTCAATTTGTTCTGTTTCTTCGGTCACGGTTTCTTCATTAAGCATGTATATCTCCTTTATGATCTAATACGACGATGGGAACTAATCCCAATGAATACTCTTCTTTATTTTCTGCGCAGGCAATCTTATCCAGCGTGCCGTTATAAAAACTTTCTACATAATGGACTACTTGTTTATCTTCATATGAATCTTTATTTTTTAATATTTCTCTACATTCAAGTTCAGTCGGTACGTACCATAAAAGATGAAGATCTTTGCCATCAAACTTATAAGCAAACTGATCATAGGTTGGGGTAGGACATGATATACGGGGAAAAAACATAGGGAACCCAGAACCTGATGATTCTAGCACCGCATCAATCATTTCTTCTCTTTTAATATGTACTGCAATAAAGAATTCATCACCTATAGCATTTTTTGCATACTCTATAGTTGATTCTAGATCAGCCACCCATTTTTCAGGATTGTAATAATGCTCACCTTTTTCTCTATAATCTATCTGAGAGTTTTCTTTATCCGTTACTTGTTTTTTGATCTCTAGTTTAATCTCGTTATCCACTACTCTCCTTCACGGAAGACCATGCCTTGACGCAAGGCCGCGCCTTCATGGTGCCTGAGATATGCTTTCCAGTTGATACGCTACTTGGTAAAAGCTTTCTTGTCCTATCTCAGGCTTTATATCTACTTCTTTTTATTTTTAGGGCGTAACTCAGGGTACTTCTTATACACAAACTCCTTAATCCCTTCTGGATTTGGAGCATTATGCGCAAGCTTGAGAGCTGATTTAGCACGAGCTAAACTGTCCACCGGGTAACTATAGGGCGAAGTGCCACCAGCTTTACCTGCGAACTCTGACGCTTTTACGTTACCGTACTCACCAGTATTACTACCACCTGGTTTCTTCTCGAGCTTCTTTTCTTTAGCTTTTGAGATCTTCTTTCCCTTAGCTACTTGTACTTTCTTCTTCTTTGCCATTACTCACCCTTCACGGAAGGCCACGCCTTAAAAAAGGCGGCAATAAACCGCCCTTTAATTAATACATACTGTCTGGATCGTTCTTTTTAAGCGCACTACGGTCTTTCATTGGTTGATCAATGAGCATGTCTCGTGATGCACCTGAATCCATCATGTTGTCTTCATACATACCAGAATCAAGTACTTTTATCTTGTCGTCCAATGACCATTGTGCGCCATTGCTATCAAAGATGTTTTTAGCTTCGCTATAGTAGCGTTTTTTCTTCTTTGCCATTACGGCTCCTTTTGTAGAAACTGCAGATTATTCTGCAAGGTTAATAATATTCCTCTATCTACTGCTCAACATTAGTCTGACTTGCCTGTTGCTGGAGTTGATTAAGTTGTTGATCCATAAATCTTTGTTCAACATTAGATGCAATATCACGATCATGTTGCTGGTCAGTAAAGTTATTATACAATGCTGCAATATCTAAGAACTTACGGAAGTTCTCCAACTGTACCGTATCCAATTCATTAAGTGTTTTTGCAAGCTCAAGTACTGCTTTTTGGTTATTGAGCCTTGCATCAGCACGGTTCTCTTCAGCCTGTGCAGCACGTTCCATAGCCAATTGCTGATTCTCCTGCACTCTGGAAAGTCTTTCGATAGACATCCCTTCATCCGCTGCTGCCTGTGCATTGGCCATCTTAATCTCAGCCTGTAGTTTAAGCATTTCAAGCTGTTCCTGCTTCTGTTGTACCTGCTGTGCTTGTTGCTGCTGCGCCTGTATAGATTCAATAATCTTAGATTTATTCTGTATCGTTGCCGCTTCAAGTAATGCATCATCGGGAATTTGCACCCCAATATTCTTAAGCTGTACCATCTGAGCGAACTGTAACTGTTTCTGAGTCGTAGTATTAAAGCTCTCTTCTATGGCAATATCATACTCAACAGATGTCTTAGACTTAAAGTACTGATGCGGCTCTTCATTAATGATTCGCTTAATCTTGCCAGGGGTAAAGTTCTTAACAATAGCATCGGCCTGTAGCCTGCCTAATAACTTTTGTGAATAATCAAGGTTATCAAATAGAATCTGGAGCGTGGTCAGAGCCCGTCCTTGACGCATCATAGAGAGTACGCCAGCAATCTCATCGTCAGCAGCACCGAGTAACTCTTCAGTTACCCCTGATATCTTCATCATCTCAGAACGCATACCCTCAGAAAGCTGAAAGAATCCAGGTGGTACATCTTTAACCGGAAGCTCCCGTATATCGTCCATGCTTGCATTATTATTCAACGCAATACTCTTACCTTGTCCCGTCTTAAATATATCCTCAGGATCCTTGAGTGAGGTTGGTTTATATATAAGTGCATTGGTTACCCGTGACTCGGCAAAATCAAGTTCGATTACCTTACGTCTGTTATATAAAAACTGCGCGTCACGTAACCCGCGTACCATTCCTTGGATACGTTGTTCAAAATATGGTGCTTGAGGATTAAAATATCCCACAACAGGAACAAATGGATAACTATCCAGATTAAGTTCATTCTTACCCTGATAGACTACTTTCCCATTAATAAGCGCTACGAGCTTAACAGTCGGTATATCAGCCTCGGTATACACTAGTTGTGGGAAGTCATTAAGGAATTTACTCAGGTTATCAGTACGCTTACCGTCCCATTCATAGTGCTCGTTGGTATCCTGATCAATAACTAATTTTTGTTTTCTATACTCACGGTAATAAAACTGGTCATAGATATATAAATTCTTCTTATCAAACTCATACGCTTCTGGCATAAACTGGAAACGATCATCATATGATTGTGTAGGGGTAAGATCATCAATAAAGTCACCAAGCTTTGGGTACATGGACTTCATTGTCTGTTTAGTGTGATACGATCTTCGCATAATACCATTACAATCAGATAAATCTAAACGCTTAAAGTATGGATCTATCATTACTTCGTTATAATGAAGATGGTTACAGCGTAGATCCCCTGATATTGGATCGTTCCTATAGTCCATCCACATATACATATAGTTAATACCAGTTACTAACGCTCCATGAAAAGCATCAGAAAGAAGGTTGTTTATGCCCTCTCTGCGTGCATTCCACATCATAAGTTTGGTTATCTGATCAGTAAACTCGTTATCTGAGTTCTCAACCGGTGTAGCTATAGTAGATTTTCTGTTCTGACGCTGGTAACCAGTAGGCATGTTAAGGATTGGGCGAATATTATTAAAAGAGAGATATTTTTTTCTATGGGCGGGTACTGTATACACCATATCAAAGGCAGATTGGTCACCTATCTCAAAAAGTGTATCTATATAGGCTTCATTCCAAAGCCGCTGTGTTGAATCGATGGTTCGTGTATGAAAATCGTCGATCATATCCTGATAATACTTATCATTATCATCAAAATACGTGGATTTAATATTTCCGTATAATGCCATACTCTCTACCTTTTTTTACATAGAGTTATGCTCTATGATTAAATATTAGTTTCATTCTATGAATACTCGCCTAATATAGCAAGACTCTCTTCTTAGCCGTAAGGATATGGCAACTTTTTTTCACCTTGAGAATAATTCAACCAATTTCTTTCCAGTTCTTCCCGAGAAATATCGTTACCTGCACTCGCAGAACCGATACACATTATCTTAAAGGCAGAAGACCCGTGGCTGGCCCAGTTGTGTACTTCTTTAGGGTTGCCCATACTATTCTCCGGTGCAGTATAATTCTCTAAGCACCTAATTAATCGTTCACATCTTTTTTCATCTATATATATCTTCTTAAAGGTAATCCGTACATGCTCAATAGCGTCACTCATACGCATTGGTGCCTTAACTACGTTTACATCAAGACCAAGCTGCCGTGCTTTCTCCTGACGGGAAAAGAGATTCTCCCCTTCCCATGACCTGTTCTTACCGTCATGCGGGAACAAATGATGGCCATAGAAGTAGTCTTTCTCTTTAACTGCCTTAACACACTGATGAAGCAGCTTGTTCCTATCTTCCCAGTAATCAATCACATGTAACGCTGACCCAATAAGTTGAAAGAATACAATAGCGGTTGTATCAAGGCCTATATCCCACGCCGTATGTACTGGGTGGGATTCATCATAAGGAACTGTAGTAATACGCCCCTCTTCATAAGCCTTAGTTACATACTGAGAGTATACTAATCCTACCGTGGCAGCATTAAAGGAACACATGTACTCACGCTCAAAGATCTCTTTAGACATTTCTTTACGTTCTTGCTCCAGTTCTTCAGCACGCATATGGCCAGTATCTTCCACCGTAAGGTGAGATACATACCAATGCTGCGGACTTTGGTATGCTGTTTGTACCAGATCAAATAAATGCGTACGACCGCGAGGGGTTGATACAAATATTGCAAACCCGTCATTGTTGGCAATAATAGGCCGCGCTGCTATCTCCCAAGACTCAGGCTTGGCTATCGCATACTCAGAGAATACAACCCCACAAACGTTCGTACCTACGAGAGTTTTATCGTAGTTATCGGAGCCAATTATCTTTATAAGAGAGCCGTTAATAAGCTCTATGAACATGGTCGATTCGTTTTTACGTTTTATGAGCGAAGGAGGTATATAGTCTAAAACTTTAAAACCACCGTTAGTGATAGCCTCCCATAAAATCCTACGACCAGATGAGAAGGTAGGAAAGACATAATAATAAATACCTACGCGCTTTAAAGCAGCACGTATAATAAGATTGAACGCCAATAAATCCTTGCCTGCCCTTCTCGGCCAGATACATATAATTCTCTTATAGCCACCTTGTTCTAAGGCATTAATGATAGGGATCTGGTAATCCCGTGGCTCAAACTTGTCTAACGTTACTTTCATTTGAAAACGCACAGCGACGCGCTGCCGTGCAGCCTTCCGTGACAGCACTTCATACAATAATACTCTCCTCTCTGCCACACGTAGCCACCATCAACGGTAACCTTTATGTTACAGATAATACATCTATTCATCAGACTTTCCGGACCTGTCCGCCGTAGCTTTAGCGTAGGAGGAAGCGTAGGAGGAGTGATAGTCCTTAAAGTCCTTAAAACATCTACGGGTACAGAAGAAGAAGTTACAATTAACTTTCTCCCCATCTTCAACAACAGTAAAGTTACGCACTACCTTGGAGTGTGACGTGATCTCCTTACCACACATGTTACACCCCCATGTCCCTAAGCAGGCATAACAACGTGTCATTAGCTCTTCTTTTTTTTGACTCATTACTTACTCTTTCTTTATGCCTTAGCCTCTTTCTTATAGCTCTTAGTCATCTTCCACTTAGGGATCTCTATCACTTCTATCTTGGCGTCCTCTTTATCCATCTCTTTCTTAGCCTGATACTTCTCACGCAGGAGCTCACGCCACTCGTCATTATATATCTCCATCAATCTATTAGCTAACTGATCAGAGATCTTATCCTCAGCCCATTGATATGCCAGCGCAACTGAGATGGCTGTCTTAGCGAGTTCGTAGGCCTTAGCGAAATAGGTGTTTTCACGGGCATATCTCCGTATGTAGGAGATGGGGATTTTAGTGCGTAGACTAAAATTATTCAACGCCTGATGCTCAGGATTCTTTGTTACCTCTTGTAACATTTTATCAGCGAGCTTTATAAGGGCGTTATGAGACTCGTCAATCTCTGGCATCTTGCCTTTAGCGATAGAGTGCTTTCTAATCGCGTCCTTCAGCTTTTTCATTTTCCTCCTTCTCCTTGTCGTAGTCAAAGCAATAAAAGCACATATCCAGATCTTTATAGTTAAGATAATAGCTTTCATTGCTTATTTCTTCTTCACACTGTTCACAATACAACTGATGTCTATAGAGTAGGCGTGCACCACTTAGATCGATACCCTTAGACATTTCATCTTTACGCACAAGCTTGAGCTTTAAAAGCACGGTCTCTTTTTTTCCCGAATCATTCATGTCTATTGCCTTCTCTGCTTCTTGAGATAAGTAATAAAGCAGATCCTTAGCACTGTGTTTCTTTTCTTTCATCTTACTTCCTCTTTCTGCTGGCTGGCGCGCGGTTCTCGCATTCAATACAATGTGTCATTGATTCAGATTTATCATACATAAAGATATTTGGGCAAGTTTTACAGGTAGAGTTTTTAATGCCCTGTAGATGTTCTACCGTACGTTTGATCGTCTCTAGTCTATTGGGATGGTCCTTGGAGGTATATTCCTTATTCATTGAGTTAATTCTTTATATAGTTTCTGTAAGTCATATTGTATGAGTTTGGTGTTACAACAGGTCTCTAGGAACCCGTTAGCTTCTTTAGGATAACGGGGAATCACGTGTAGGTGAAGATGTTCAGGATTTGAGCCGGTAGCATTCGGACCTAGGTTCATACCGATAGAGAATGATTCTACTGAGAGTTTCTTCTGTAGGAGTGTCATGGTCTGTTGAGCGAGTAGGAACATGTCACAGTACTCCATAAGAGAAAGGTCTGAGATATTCTTAATGTGCTTGGTCGGGTATATAAGTATTGAACCACGTGTATACGGCTTTGGGTTAAGCTGCACTATAAACCCTGCAGGTCTTGAGAGTATAAAATACTTCTCGTCCTGATTAGCTTTCAGCTCCTTGCAAAAGTAGCACGCGTCAACGGGCAAATATCCCTTGAGAGAGCACTTCTCACCGAGTGGGCAGTTAACCTTTAGGGATGTGTTAGTCTCTCGCCACGGGGCATGTATGTATGATGAAAAGACACTCCCCGCTTTTACACAGGGAGCGAATAGAGGGGAATAAAGAAAAACAGTGTGTAGTAAACAAGAGACAATAGTTAACTTCAAAGTAGCTCCTTTAAGTGGTTACGTGTCAATGGTTTATTCTTTTATTATACTTATTCGTATCTTATCAATACGTATATCATTAGGTGACACAAGATTAAGAAACCCATCCTTCTTAAGAAGATCCTTAATAAATGTCCTAAAGAAAGCAAGCTTTTGTGGTAAATAAATCCAGAGTGTATGTTCTAGATTAAACGAATCTCCCCATGTATAGTCTTTTACATCTATATTCTGTGTTACCTTAAAATACTCTACCTGTTTAAATAAAGCAGCTATGAGCGGATCGTGCTCACCATATGTTTCTATACAGTGCTTAAATAACGCACAATTATCATAAAGTACTGTACACGTGTACGGTTTTTTACATGATTTAAGTAATATCATTCTTTATATCCTCTGTTTAATTGCCACCAATATTTATTATTAGATTCCTGAAGCTCAACCTCAAACGGCTTTGCATCATCGCCATAGAAGTGTCGTGCTTTATCAAAGTGTACCTCAAACCGTGATCCTTGATCAGTTCTATAATCGTCCGGTTCCCGTAGTGTTATGATCGTATCCACCGTATCCTCACGCTTAGATGTACCACGTTGGGTTCCGTTCTTACCCAAGTGATGCACAAACATGAGCGATTTACCCTGCTTACGCAATGATAATGACCATTCCTGTATCTGTTGCCATCCTTCCGCTTCATTCTCTGACCCGGACCTGAAAAGGGATGAGATATTATCAAACACGATGAACGAGTAATCCTTAAGGTACTGGTTCATCTCTTCTTGTCCTTCGGGGGATCCAAGGTTAGGGAGCGGTCGTGGCTGAAGATCAGGAGTAAGTAACGCAAAGTTCTCAGATATCTGTGCACGATCAGACATCTGTGCTACCATCTCAAGTCTTTCCTGCATTAAGATACCCGGCATCTCACCATCTATATAGAGCACCTTCTGTGGTTCAGGGCACAGCCACTTTAAAAATCTACCTCCTACTGATATAGCATAGGCCATCCCTAACGCTATATGTGTCTTTCCAACGCCTCGCTTTGCAGCTAATAGGGTCATGGACTGTGAGGGAATAATAGGGTCCAGGAACATACGTCGCTTGGGTATCTTCAACGTGAAAAACTCACCAATGTTTATCAATCGTAGCGCGTCTGGTGATACATACTCTGGTGTTGCATTAAGCAACTGTAAAAGATCCCCTTTAGTATTACCATCGAGTAACCAATCAGTTACATCTTTCCCTTTAGTCTCCGTATACTCATACCCAATATCCAAGAGCGTAAGCTTCTTTACACGGCCATAGAGCTCCTTGAGTAACATGTCCCTCCGTTTATATCCTGCTCTATCATAATCGTAGAGCAGTACTACATGTGAGTTCTTGAGTAGATCAGTAAGCCCACTAAACCATTCCAACGTTCCGGTAGTACAGGTAGCAATAACCGACAGCGAAAGGAGGTTATCAACATCCTTCTCACCTTCAACAAGAAATACGAGCATATCTTTTTGTATTCCATAAAGGAGCTCAGGTAAGCGATAGGGTATCTTGCGACAGCCCTTAACATTACGTACCGTCTCTTCGTTCTCTATTCGCTCCCAGTAGAACGTTTTCTCAGGCTCCAGTACCTTTACCTTGGTGTAAAGTATTTCTCCATTCTCATCCTTATAGTCGTATCTAAGTTCAGAAGTATTCATACTGCTCCCATGGTTTACGCTCCCGTATCTCAGTATCCGGAAAACAATCACTCGGCTCTATTCCTAACGCAGAACAGATATCCTCAAACGAACAGCCCGTGTGACAATAGAATAACGTTGTCTCATCACTACTCAAGCTTACGGTCATGGAAGGATTACGATCCCCATGCGCTGGGCACCGGTAGTTACGTCCCTCAGGGATGCCCAGTCTCGTTAGAATCTCTTCGTGGCTTACTCTTCTCATTCAATGTCTCCTTATAGTGCTCCCACTGCCCACGCTTTTCAGGTGTTAAACTGCGATAGATTTGCCCCCTTGTGTCCCGCTGCCGCTCAAACACCTCTCTTGCAGAGAGTGAAGTAGACGGTCGCCAGGACTCCCTTAAGACCTGTCTTTGTTCAGCCGGAACGCGGCTTCTCAAAGCAGGAGGAGCATCAGCCTTCCCTTTGTGGAGTACAGGCTTCGCTCCTGTCGTACAAAGACTTACTCCAAGTACAGAACACATACTACAACAAAAAGCAGCCACGGGCTGCCGTGCAGCCAGCTCACCAAGAGGCTGGCGCGCGCTGCTCTCCCGGTAGCCCTGAAAGAGAATTTCAGGGTGTCCTATATCACTCTCAAGTGGTACACCCACTCTGCGATGCTCAAGATCGTAAATCTTCTTTTCTTTTTTAGGTATATATTTATTAGTATTTATAATTATATTATTTAGTGTACGGTTTTCTCTTAAAGCCTTTTTTCTCGCATCTATTTTGAGCTTTAAGGCATAACTAAAATAGCGCTCACCTCGCATCATTAACTCAAGATCATAGTTACTAGCCATAACCCGCTTAAACTGCTTCAAATAAGGAGATGTTAATACATTTCTTGGTAAGACAGTTCTATTAGTACCCCAATTATTATAACCATATATAGATTGACGAGTATCAACTAGACCTTCATTCTTAAGAACAAGGTGACTATCAGAAATGGTTTCTAAACGAGTATAATTTGTATTAAAAGTAGAATTTATCTCATCACGTAACGTTTCTCTTCCCGCATATACCGCCCCTGAA